GCTGGCGAAGCTTGGCCTGCCTCCGCAGATTTGGCTGAAGATGATGGAATACAGCCCCATGCCGGCATCGCTGGTCATGGAAATACAGCAGATCATGCAGCAGGCGCAACAGAACGCCGGGCCGAGCAAGGAGCAGATTGAGGCGCAGACGGCGGCAGCGCAGGCGCAAGCCGACATGGCGAAGATTCAAGGCGAGATGCAGAAGCTTCAGATGGAAAACGAGTGGGTCAAGCTGGAGATGCAAAAGACCCAACTCGACCACATGAACAGTGAGCGTGAAGCGGTGCTGCGGGCGCAAGAGACGGCAATGCGCGAGCAGAACGACAAGCTGAAGCTTGAGATGGACGCGCGCAAGATCGCGGTGGACGCGGAGATTAAGGGCCTAGAGCTTCGCATCAAGCAGCGCGAGCTGGCGTTGAAAGAGGCAGAACTGGGCATCAAGGCCGAGATGGAGCGCGAGAAGATGGCGCACGATTCGGCCATGCGCTCTGCCGATCACGCTGCCGCCAGCGACGGGGCCGAGAAAGAACGCAACGGCAAAGACAGATCGAGCGACGCTGTAGGCATGGGCTTGCAGGCGTTAGCGGAGGCTTTGAGCCGTCCGAAAAAGGTTATTCGCGGTGAAGATGGCCGCGCAATGGGGATCGAATGAGTAAGAGCAACACTTTCGAGAACGATCTGCTTCTGCTGATCTTCAACAACACGGACGCGGCGCTTATTGGCGATGCGACGGGCTTGCGTGGGTCGTCAACGGCGGGGTCGCTCTATGTCGCTCTCCATACTGCCGATCCCGGCGAAGCGGGCACGGCGGCAACGAGCGAATGCGCTTACACGTCTTATGCGCGTGTGGCTGTGGCGCGATCTGGTGCGGGCTGGACGGTGACGGGCAACGCGGTCACGAACGCGGCGCTTATTCAGTTTCCGCAATGCACGGGCGGCTCGGAGACGGCGACGTACTTCTCAATCACGGTGTCGTCGTCTGGCACGTCAAAAATCCTCTACAGGGGCGCGCTCTCGGCGTCGCTTGCCATTAGCTCAGGCATCCAGCCGCAATTCGCGGCGGGCGAGCTGGACGGCACGGAAGACTGATGGCGGGGTTTAAGAACCTCCGCGAATACGCGGACGCCGAAGATATGGGCCAATACCACGTTAGCGGCTTCCGCAAGGCCATCTCTTCGACGGCCACGACCACGAGCGCTTGGCTGGACTACAGCTATTTTCCCGGTGCGCCGGCTGCGAACTTCTATGCGTCGAGCCCGCTGGAAGCGGCGGAGGTTGACCCGACGCGCGGCATTCCGGTGCCGAGTGTTTCGCCTGCGACGCAATGGCTGCGCGATTTGAAGATGATGAGCGCGGCGTCCAGCACGACTTCGACCGCCAATGGACGCCAGCAAGTCATCCTAGCCGATCTGCTGCTTTACTACCCGTTCGTGGACACCGACGCGGTGGGCGAGCAACAGGACATGGTGAACGATGTCGCCATCCCGCGTTATGACTACGGGCAAGTCATTGCCGTGGGTCAGTCAGCGGCTTCGACCACGGGTCAGTTTACCTTCAGCTACACCAACCAAGACGGCGTAGCGGGGCGCACGAGCCAAACCCACTTCACCTTCGCCGTTGCAGGCGGCGGGCAAGTGGTGGCGTCAAGCGTGGGCTCGGCCACGAGCTACCATCCGTTCCTTGCCCTGCAAGCGGGCGACTCAGGCGTTAAATCGATTGAGAGCGTGACGTTCACGGCGGGCGGCGGTGGGCTCATGGCGCTTGTGATCGTGCAGCCGCTCTTAACGGCATACATGACCCAAGAGTGCCGCAGGGACACAAGCGGCGGGGTCAGCTACGGGGCCTGCAATCAGTTCGCCTCTATCATCAACAACTGTCCGCAGCAGATCAAAGACGGCGCGGTGCTCGACATTTTCGCCGCTGGACACGCCGGATCGCTGGCATCGTCTATCCTGGCGGGCATCTTAGAAACAACGTGGAACTGAGCGATGGGCTGGACCTCACAAGACGACCTCATCAATCAGATCACCACGAACGGGAAGTACGGCAACGTCTTCTCGAACAAGACGCTAGCGTCAGCCGGCACGGCTGGCGCATGGACGCTGCTTGCGGGTCACGCAGGCTTTCCGGCTGCGGCGACGTTCACCGGCTCGGACCTGACCTATGTGGCGACAGACGACACATGGTCAGAGGGTGTGCTCGCTCATGGCGGCGACGTTTCGACGGCGACTAAGCACTTCTTGGGCGCAGGCGCGTGCGTGGTCGCGGCGGCTGGCGCTCCCTGGTATCTGATGGCGATTGACCTTGTGGGCTTTGTCCCGCTCTCGGGCGCGAACGTCAGCACGACCGGCACGAAGACCGTCACCATGACGGCGATTTCAAACACGAGCAGCACGGGAGATCGCTACGCCAACGGCGAAGGCCTGCGTCTGTTCGTGGCGGCAGACACCGCGCTTGGCGCGAACGCCCCGACCTGCGTTATCAACTATCTGGACACGGGCGGCGGCGCGGGCGCTACGACCACGTTTACCTCGACCGCTTCGCTCGGCGTGGGGCAATTGCTCAACACCGGCACGGCGGCGAATAAGTACAATCCATTCCTGCCGCTGGCGGCGGGCGACACGGGCGTCTCAGACATCGTGAGCTTGGTGTGGTCGGGTACGGCGCACGCCTCGGGCACGGTCATCATCGGCTTGTGCAAGCCGCTCTGGACGATCCCGGTTCCGGCGACCGGCCTTTATACGAAGGTGGACTTCCTCAACGCCTTTCCGTCGCTGCCGCGCATCCGTGACGGGGCCAACATTCAGTTCCTGCTGTTCCAGACGGGCGCGACGACCTCGGGCGGCACGATCATGGTGGACTTCGACTATGCTTACGGGGGCTAGCCTTGGCCCTGCTTCAAAATGGCTTCAGGGATGCAAGCTCCGGGGTTCGCATCTTCGGAGCGACGGCCAGCAATAACGCTTACCCAAGCGCCCTGATCGGCAATTGGGATAAGATCGCCTGCAAGCGCAACCTAAGCGCAGGCGAAGGCATCACGTCCGAACTTGCTTCGGTTCCAGCGGGACGAAGCAACAAATATACATGGATCATGCCGCAGAAGCCCGGCGCGATCTCGTCACGAAACGAGATGCAGGGCGTGGCGGCGTGGACTGGCGCGATCGCAGCGGGCCGCAACTTGTCGGCATCGTTTGCGGGCCTTGCGGACTTCACGGCCACCGGGCAACTGGTGGTCAGCGGCTCAGGGTCGTTTGCCGGCGTGGCGGCCTTTGAGGGCAACGTCACGGCGGCGCTTAACGCTGCTGGTTCGTTTGCAGGCGTGGCGAGCTTTACGGGTGCGGTTAAGGCGGATGGCTTCATGGCCGGCGCGTTTGCTGGATCTGCCAGCTTCACGGCCACGCGCTACGGCACGGGCTCGCTATCAGGCAGCTTCGCGCCAGCGGTGACGCTAGAGGCGGCTGGGTTTTCGTCCTACTTGCTGGACGAGGAAGACATTGAAACGGGCCTTACACTACGCCAGGCGCTGCGGCTCATTGCGGCGGCGACGGGCGGCAAGGTGTCTGGCGGGGGGACGACGACAATCACGTTTGCGAACGCGGTTGCCGATGACGTGGACCGGATTGTTGCGACGGTTGACAGTAGCGGCAACCGGACAGCGATAACGTACGAACTGACATGAGTGCTTCGCATTTCGGCACGCCGTATTGGCTTGACGACTACTGGGGCGCGTACTTCCAGCCCGAGAGCGGCGGCGCAATTATTGGCGCGTTGTCTGGTAGCTTCGCTGGAACGGCGAGCTTCACCGGCACGCTTGACCAAGAAGAACTTGGCGGCACGTTGCGAGGGCGCAGGCGCTGGCCGCGTCGATCGCGTCCGCTGTGGGAGCAAGAGCGCGAGCTCGAGCTTTTACGCGACCAGACTGTTGCGGCGATCAAGGTTGAAGAGATCGCCTTAGCGTCGGGGCCGCCGAAGCGAACTTTGGCTAAGGCCATTCGCGACGGCGCCAATGAGCACGGATTTAGGCAGCCATTCGATCACGAAGGCGCGGCGCGGTTAGCGGCGCTGGTGGCGATGGCTCAGCAAATAAACACGATGCTGGCTCTTATTGATGCGCAGCAGGACGAAGAAGAGGAGGAGCTTCTGCTCCTCGCAGCATAGGCAAAATAGGCAATGGCTGACGATTTGGAAGCAGAACTGAGCGCGCTGGAAGACGCCGCGCCGCTGACGGAAGAAAAGACCGACGACGGCGATTATGGCCCCGGCAATCCGAAGCCCGAAACCGACGACGCATCGCCCGTCAAAGCCAAAGAAGGCGAGCCGGCGACTGAAGAGTGGAAGCCGCCGACCAAAGAGACGTACGAGAACATCCAGAAGGCGCTCCGCGCTGAGCGCGAGCAGCGCCGGCAGGAAGCCCAGCGCGCGCGGCTCTATGAGCAGAACATTTCTGCGATGGAGCAGCGCATCCAAGCGTGGCAGCAACAGACGCTAGCCCAGCAGCTTCAGACGCCGCCGCCGGACCCGTACGAAAGCCCCGAGCAAGCGCGCCAGCGGCTTGTTCAGCAGCAGAACATGCTCCAGCAGCTCCATGCGGCCGAGCAGCAGCGCCAGGCGCAGATCGCCCAGCAGGCGCATCAGGAGCAGCAATTCCAGTATGTCGCCCAATCGGTCGAAGACTACGAAGGCGAGTTCAAAGCGCAGAACCCCGATTACGATGACGCGACCGATTACCTGCTGGACACGCAGCGCGCGCTTCTGGCCGAGGCCGGCTATCCGCCGCACGTGGCTGAGCAGCAGGTTGCGGCGTGGTCCGTGAGCGTGGCGCAACAGGCGTTGCAGGCCAACAAGAACCCGGCCGAGTGGGCTTATGCGATGGCAAAGCGCATGGGCTATCAGCCGAAGGGAACGGGCGCGAAGGCCGCGGCAGAGACGCTGGCGGCGATGCAGGCGGGCCAAGCGAGTTCTAAGACGCTCTCGGGCGGCGGCGCAGCGGCCAAGAGCGGCACGAACCTGAAACAGATCGCGAGCCTTGAGGGCGCTGCCTTTGATAGCGCGATGGAAAAGTATCTGAGCGACGCTATCCGCGGCCGCTGAGCGCGCGGGCTTCGTTCGTATCGTCTGCCGGGACGTAAAACCGGCCTCGCCTGCTGAGGCGTTAAACCAGCCTTCGTGATGAGCGGCCACGTCAGAGCCGCGCCGGTGAATGTGACCAAGAGCGAGCGCCCGTGAAGGGGCTTGGCTAGCGCCGCACCGCGACTTCCCCAACACAATCAGGATTAAACCCAATGGCGACGAAAACGTACGCCGCGGGCGATTCCGAAGTCGTCAAGTTGTGGTCCAAGCGACTCGCGCGTGAAGCTCTCAAGCGCTGTGTCTTGGCTCCGTACTGGAAAGACTCGTCATCCGCTCTCGGCATGATCGAATCCGACACCCAAAAGGGCGCCGGCGATCGGGTCACTGTGACCCTCCGCATGCAGCTCACCGGCGACGGTGTGACTGAAAACCAAACCCAAGAGGGCAACGAAGAAGCGATCAGCACGTACACGGACAACGTGTCGCTGACTGAACTCTCACACGCGACCCGCTCGCAGGTGAAGATCACGCAGCAGCGCGTTCCGTTCAAGCTGGGCCGCGAAATGAACGATGCGCTCGCCGACTGGTGGGCGGGTCGCATGGATTATATCGGCTTTGCGCACTTGGCAGGCTACACCCCGGCCAACTCGCTCGGCACGGCCGGCGCTCAGTACAATGGCGGCAACACCATCGTTGCGCCGTCGTCTGGCCGTCAGCTTTGGACTGAGGCCGGCACATCTGCCGATGAAAACCTCGACTCCAGCGGCGATGAAATGACGCTGGCGATGATCGACAAGGCGGTTGAGCTTGCCCAAACGGGCGGTTCGACGGGCTTGACTCCGATCCGTCCGATCAGCGGCCTGCCGGGCGGCGCCGAGTACGTGTGCTTCGTTCACCCGACGCAAACCACGCAGCTTCGCACCAGCACGACGACCCTGAACTGGGCCGATCTGCAAAAGGCGATGTTGCAAGGCGGCGCAGGCGAAGGCTCGATGTTCTTCAAGGGCGGTCTCGGCGTTTACAACAAGACGCTCCTCGTTGAGAGCACGCGCGTTCCGAACGGCGTCAACTCGTCAACCGGCGCAGCGATCAGCACGGTTCGCCGTGCGATCTTCTGCGGCGCTCAATCGCTCGGCCTTTGCTTCGGCCAAGGCTACGGGCCGGAAGAGTGGAAGGTGAAGGAAGAGACGTTCGACTACGGGCGTCAGCTGGGCGTCAACGCGCTCAACATCTTCGGCATCAAGAAACTTCGTTTCAACAGCAGCGACTTCGGGACCATCGTGATCTCGTCGTACGCTGCCGACGCAGCATAAGGGGAGGGACAACACATGGCAGCAAAAACTCCCCGCATCCACGAGCAAAACGTGGTGCACAGCATCAGCAAGACCGTGAACTTCAACGATACTGGCATTGCGTCCGGTGTTGTGTTCGGCACGCTCCCGGCTGGCGCTCTCATTCTGCGAGCGGGCGGCGTCATCGAGACGGCGTTCAACGCAGCAACGACCAACGTGCTCACGATCGGCACAGAAGGCGACTCAGGCTACGACAACCTCGCAACGTCCTCGACGTTCACTGAGGGTACGCCTGGCGCCTACTACGCCAACGGCACGCTTGCGCCGCTCTCGGCTGCGACGGACATTTACGTGTCCTACACGCAGTCAGGCACGGCGGCGACCACGGGCAAAGCGCACGTGGTCGTCGAATACCTGGCGCGCATCGAGTGACGAACGTTGCGCCTTGCAGGCGGCGAGCAATCGTCGCGGCTCAGCAGGTGCAAAAGGTGGAGGAGCCGGCGGCGCAAGCCCCGGCTCCAAAGCCTCGCCCGCTCAAAGGCAAGCGGCTGAAGGTCAATGGCTAACGACTACGGCACGATGATCGACCGCATCGCTGCGGAACTGGAGCGCAGCGATCTCGGCTCATCGTCTTCTCCTGGCGTGATCGGCTCGCACATCAACGACGCTATCCGTCAGCACAAGGCGCGTAATTGGTGGTTCCTGCAGGGGCCAACCAGCGCGGCGCTTACAAGTTCGACCACTGCAAGCAACAGCTACGTTTCGGAATATAGCGGCCTCATCCAACTCGACAGCCTGCGCGTCACGGTGAACGGGCAGCTGAACGAACTGGACCCGATCAGCTTTGCTGACATGGAGTCGCTCTATGATGGCAACCCGAGCGAGGGTGAGCCGTACAAATATACGCGGTATGGCGCGCGCGTGCGGCTCTATCCGACGCCAGACCAGATCTACACGCTGACATGGAGCGGGTTGTTCGAGGAAGCGACGCTTAGCGCCAGCGCCGACACGAACGACTGGATGACGACGGGCGAGCTTCTTATTCGCCATTGGGCGCGGATGACGGTGCTGCGGGACTATCTGCGCGACGATGCGGGCGCCATGGCATGTGCGCCGGCCATTGGCGCGGCGATCGAGGCGCTGGACCGCGAGCACATGCGCCGCTCAGCGACCCGCAAAGTACGGCCGGCGATGTAATGGCCGATCCAGTGTTTGAAGAACGCACCGACGAGCGCGGCAAGCTCATCGTGTGCCGTATCGGCGCACACGAAGGGACGGCGCGCGTATTCTCCAAGGGCGAACAGGACGCACGCGACAGAGCAGAAGCGCAGGCGCGGCAGAAGGCGGGTCATGGGTCTGCTGAGTAAAGCGGCCAAGATGCTCTATCGGCCCCGCGTGCCGGGTGGCTTCACGACGGCGACGGAGAGGTTTCCATTTGGATTTCTGCCGTTGGAAAACTCGTATCATCCGCGCCTTCGCGCTGACCAGTTCTTTCCGGTCGATGAATATGCAGACTGGTCGTCGCGTTTGGAGGGCGCTCCGCCGGAAGAGACAATGGTGCGGCTAAGCGATCTTGTCGGCACACAACCGTTTGTGCATCCCGGTTTCCTTGATCGGGCTAATAAGAAACCAATTACCGTGACGATCGGCGATGACGGGCGTTTGCTGATCATCAACGGCCACCATCGAGCAGCCAGAGCGTCAGCGCGTGGTGATGAAGAAATATTGGCCCGCGTCTGGAGCCCAGATGCCGGCGCGTGACTTCGGCGCATGGCTGCCCGATCTCGACAGCATGAACCCGGTCGCGCATCTGCGTGATGCACAGGGCTGCTTGCCGGGTTTGAACAGCTATCGCCCGCTGAAGTCGCTCAATGCCGTGACAGACGCCATGACGGCGCGCTGCCGCGGCATCACGGCGGTGCGCGACATAGACAACGCGGCGCACATGTACGCTGGCGACGCGACGAAGCTTTATGAGTTGGAAGCCAGTGGCTGGACCGACCGCAGCAAGGTCGGTAGCTACACGACGGCTACCACCACGACGCGCTGGCGCTTTGCCACATTCGGCGACCGTGTGCTTGCGACGAACGGGCTGGACGCGATCCAGTACATAGACGCAAGCACGGCTGCGACCGCGTTTGCCGATCTGGCCGGCTCGCCAGGCACGGCGAAGTTCGTTTCGACCTATGGGGAGTTCGTTTTTCTAGCTGCGCTCGGGTCGTCGGGCATGGCGATCAAGTGGAGCGCCATCGGCAATAGCGAGGGCTGGACGGCGGGCGTGGGGCTTTCCGACGAACAGGAGTTCGCGGACGGCGGCAATATCACCGGCATGGCAACGACGCGGGCAGCGCTTTACGTCTTCCAAGAGAAGTGCATTCGCCGCGTCTATTTCGTCGGTGGCGACGTGATCATGCAGATCGATAAGCTGGTGGAGAACATCGGTTGCATCGAGCCTAATAGCCTCATTCAGTATGGGCAGCGCTGTTTCTTCCTGGCCGAAGACGGCTGGTACATGTGGGACTTCGAGAGCCAGCCGCAGCCGATTGGTTTGGAAAAGTTCGACCGCTGGTTTCTGGACGATAGCGCCCGCGATTACTGGTACGCCATGTCTGCGGCGATTGACCCGAAGAATCGGGTGTTTGCGTGCGGCTATGCATCAAGCTCGGCAGGCTCGGACACGCCGGACCACGTGCTGTTCTACAATTACGAGCTTGGCAAGGCGACGTGGGCGCCGATCCAGCTGGAAGTGTTGGCGCCGGCGATAGCTCTTGGCGTGTCGCTGGACGATCTCACCGGCAATCTCGACACCGATTATTCGATCAGCTTTGACGACCCATACTATCAGGGCGGCGCGTTCTACTTCGGCGCGGTGAACACGGATCACAAGCTGGCGAGCTTTGCCGGCGATAACGTTGCTGCAAGCTTCGAGATGGCGCCGTCCGTCCTGTTCGACGGTCAGCGCGCATCGATCGAATGGGCCAAGCCCATGGCCGACACGACTGCCGCGACCGTAGTTGCGGCGGCGAAGGTCCGGCCTGGTGATGCGATTAGCTTTGGTTCGCAAGTGGCCCAGCAGGCGAGCGGGCGCTGTCCGCAGCGCGGCGCCAACGGGTTTTATCACGCGGCGAAAGTTCAGATCCCAGTGGCGGCGTCATGGACGTATGCGCGCGGGGTGGAGTTCAAGCCCGGTTCAGCGAGAGGCGTGCGATGACAGCGCTCCCGCGCAAGTCACCCAAGGTGACGCCGAACTGGCAGCGCGAAGACATCAAGAGCGCGATCGACATTCTCGAAGACTTGCCGCGCTTGCCGGAGAAGACGCCCGCGAGCAGCAGCGCGGACGGCTACGAGGGCGAGGTCTGCGCCGATGACAATTATATCTACCGCTATCGAAATGGATCATGGAAACGCACAGCCCTGAGCACGTTCTAGAGCACGAAGCGCCCAAGCCGTTTCTCGTTCACATTGCGCCACACATGATGCCGCAGGCGTGGCCTGTGATCGAACCGCTTTTGGCCAAAGCGTGCGACGAGAGCCGAGGCGAGTTCACGCTGCGGTCTATTGTCGAAAATCTGGAGCATTGGCCGATCCTGGCGATTGTGCGCGGCGCTGATGTGCAGGCCGTCATGGTGACGTGCATTTCTATCCGAGCGGACGGCGCACGCGTTCTGGATTGCCTGCTGGCGTCTGGCGATCACGCCAGCGACTGGCCGTTGGTTGACGACGAATTTGACGATTTTGCACGCGGCTTCGGCTGCGTTGCGGTGCGTATTCCACGCGCGCGCAAGGGATGGCTGAAAGCTCTGCCGCACTGGAAGTTGACGGGTCAGTTTGTGACTTTGGAGCGTGAAATCTAATGGGCGGCTCAAGCGGACAAACGTCCAGTTCGACGGTTCGCAACGTTACGGAAGTCGATCCGGTCACGCAGGCATGGCGCTCGAACATCATGCAGGCGGGCGGGCAGCTCTACAATCAGGGCACGCCCGGATATTACCCTGGCCAAACCGTCGTCCCGTTCTCACAGCAGACACAGAGCGGATTGGACTATCTGCAAAACTTCGCCATGCAGGGCGCGCCGAACTGGCAGGCGGCAAACGACGCGAGCGGGCGGGCGCTGTCTGGGTGGAATCCCGCGATGGGCGCCGCGATGGGCGCCGCAAGCGGTGGGCTGGGCTACAATCCGGCCATCAGCGGTTTGTCGCAATACGGCACTGGCAACAACGAATACGCGCAAGGGCTGTTTCAGAACGCGGCGAACGATGTGGGCAACGCCGTCAACGCGCAGTTCGCGCAGGCCGGCCGCTATGGCGGCAACGCCGCGCACACTGGCGCGATGACGCGCGAGATCGGCAGCCTCTACAATCAGATGATGACGCCGCTTGCGGAAGCGGAGCGCAATCGCGGCTTGCAGGCGCAGCAAACACAAGGCGCGCTCTGGGATTCGGGCATGAACCGCACGCTGCAAGGCATCGACCTTGCCGGCGGCATGTGGAGCCAGGGCAATCAGGACGCGGCGCGCGCGCAGGCGCTGCTGCCTAGCCTCTACAGTTACGGCATGATGCCGGGCCAATCGATGCTTGACGTTGGCGGCATGTACGAAGGCCAAGCGCAGAACTACATGAACGCCGATCAGGCGCGGTACAATTACAACGCCAACGCGCCTTGGGATTACCTGTCGCGCTACTCGCAGATGATGAGCGGGCTACCTGATTTCTCCGGCTCCACGCAAACGCAGACCAACACGACGCCCGGCGCCAACCGGCTCATGCAGGGCCTCGGCGCCGCCAGCATGCTTGGCGGGCTGTTTAGCGGTGGCCTGTTTAGCGGAAGCCTCTTTGCTTCCGACGCGCGCGTGAAGCGCGACGTTTCCTACGCCTACACAGATGAGCGCGGCCATCGCTGGTACGATTTCAACTACGTCTGGGACGAGCCGACAGAGCAGCGCCGTCACGGCGTCATGGCGCAAGAAGCATTGAAGATCGCACCGCATGCGGTGGTTGAGCATCCATCAGGTGTGCTGATGGTCGATTACGGAGCGTTGTAAAATGGGACTGTTGAGTCGGTTAGGCCGGGGCGCTGCGCGGCGTGCAATCAAGACGGGTGACGGGCTTAATGCTCTTGCCAACTACCTGATGATTACTGGCGCTGTCGGCGGCGGCGTTGGCGGGCTGATGGGCGCCAACATGGAACAATCCGCTGGCGGCGATCCAAACGAGGGCGCGATCGGTGGCGCACGTGCCGGCGCAATGATGGGGCCGCTCATGGGTGGGGCGCTTATTGGATCTGGCGCAACTGGAAACCCGTTGCCAGCGGCAATTGGGACCGTTCCATACGTCCTGAACGTAGGGTCTGCGGCGTCGCAACAGCGTTTGGAGCGTGAGCGCCGCGCGATGGAAGAAGAAGCCATCCGTCGCGCGCTTGAGATGCGCTTGGCCGAGATGCACGGCGGGGGCCGCTAATGGGCCTTCTTTCCGCAGCCATGAATCCGCAGGTTCTTCCGCAGCCTATGGGCGGCGGACGACCGCTGCTCACGCCGCAAATGGACCCGCGCACACCGGGATTTGGGCCAGGCGCACCACAAAGCGGCGGCATGCTCGGCGCGTTCGCCAACAACCCGCAATTCCAAAGCTATCTGCAAGCGATGATGCAGGGCCAAGGACCGGGCATGCAGATGCCGCAGATGATGGCGCCGCAGATGCGCATGCAAACCATGCCGATGCAGCAACGCCGCGGCGCATTCGGCGGCGCTGGGGGCTACTAAAGGAACGTCGATGCCACTCCTTTCTCGCTTTCTCGCGCTCCAGCAGGCGTCGCCGCTCGCTGCGTTGACGCAGCCGCAAACGACCCCGCAGATGGGCTTTGAGTGGCAGAACCCGTCGATGCTGCCGCAAGCGCCGCAAGTGCCTCAGGGAGCGGCGGCTTTCACGCCGAACAAGCAAGCGACGCCGGGAGAAGGCACGCCGCCGGGCGGCTGGATGAGCCGCCTACAATCGGGCATGGAGAGCCCGCTGTTCAATCTCGGCATGGCGTTGATGGCCGGGTCACAGAACGGCGGCGACTGGGGCGTGGTGTCGGACAGCCTGCGCGGCTACGGGCAAGATCAGCGCGAGCGGCAGCGACTGGCGAACGAAGAGCGCGCGGCCAAGGCGCAGCAGAACTTCCAAAACACGCAGTTCGACTGGCTGCGGACCGACCGTCAGCGNCCGCAAGCAACGCCGCAGCTGGGCTTTGAGTGGCAGAACCCGTCGATGTTGCCGCAAGCGCCGCAATTGCCTCAGGGGGCCGTTGCGATGGCGCCGAACAAGCAAGCGACGCCAGGACAAGGCACGCCGCCGGGCGGCTGGATGAGCCGTTTGCAATCGGGCATGGAAAGCCCGCTGTTCAATATCGGCATGGCGCTCATGGCCGGTTCGCAGAACGGCGGCGACTGGAGCGTGGTGTCCGACACGTTGCGCGGATACGGGCAAGATCAGCGCGAGCGGCAGCGTTTGGCGAACGAAGAACGCGCGGCCAAGGCGCAGCAGAACTTACAGAACACGCAGTTCGACTGGATGCGCACGGATCGTCAGCGAGCCGATGAACAGCGCCAGCGCTACACGGATTGGGCTACCAACCAATCAGACAATCCCGATGCGAGCGTGGACCCAGAAGCGGCCTTTAGAGCGACGCAGGAGGCGCGGGGCATCGCCACGCAACCCATTACGCCATACCAGCAAGCGCAACTTGATTTGGAGAGCCGCGGGCAAAGCTTAAACTACAGCGCGCAGATAGCGAACCTAAATCGCGATCGGCCACTGCGCGGACCGGATGCGAGTTTGTTGACTGATGTGCGGGAGGCGGCAGCGCGTTCATCAGCACTCGCCCAGCTGGGCGGCTCGTTCATGGAATTGAACGGACCGGGAGGAACAGGAACGGGGCCAGACCGTCGCTTTAATCCGTTCAATCAGTTCGACTCCGGTTATCAGACCATGAACTCTATCGTCTCGCAGATGATCCCGTTCATGCGCGCGCCGGGGTCGGGCGCTACGTCCGATTACGAACAGCAGCTCTACCAGCGCGGTGTTCAGAGCCCGACGAACTCGCCGGCGGCCAACCGAGCGATTTATCGCAATCAGCAAACGCTGGCGAACATCGCCCAGCAGCGCCGCTATTTCTACGAAGATTATGCGTCACAATACGGCACGCTCAACGGTGCAGAGCAAGCCTTCCAAGCGTCTCCGCAATTCCAACAGATAACACGCGCCAATCCGATTGCGCCGGCTGAGCGAGCGCCTGCGAACGCGCCCGCGGGCGGAGCGCGTCAACCAGCGGCAGGTGGCGCAAGCATCACGCCAGAGCAAGCGCGGGCCGAACTCGCACGCCGTGAACGCGAGCGCAGGCAGCGCGGGGCGTATGGTCAGCAACCTGGCGGATACACCGGACGATGACCGATCTTTCTAGGCTTTCAGATCACGAACTGAGACGCCTAGCGACGCCGAGCGGCGCCCAGCGCCCAGCTGGCAGCGTGCGTACTATGTCGGAAGACGAGCTGCAAAGCATCGCCGGCATCGATCGCGGGACGGCGTTTCTGCGTGGCCTGGGGGATAGCTTATCACTCTCCTGGGGCGATGAACTGATGGGGGTTGGCGCCGGCGCACAAGCAGCGCTCAGCGGCGGAGACTACAATTCCGCGTATCAGCGGCAGGTGGAGCAGTCGCGCGGGAACCTCGAGCAAGCCAATCGCGAGCATCCGCTTTCGACAATGGCCGGCGAAGTCACGGGCTATCTTGCGCCGGGCTTTGGCATGGCGAAGGTGGGGCGTGCCGGCCTTGGTGTGGCTGGGCGCCTCGGGGCAGCCGCTGGCATCGGGGCGGGCCTAGGCGGCATCAGCGGCGCCGGCGTTGGCGAGACGCCAGAAGAACGCATGCGACTGGGATTAAGCGGCGCTGGCCTTGGCGCCGCATTTGGCGGTGGCGCGCAGGCCGTGCTCGGTGAGGCCGCGCCGGCGCTCGTGCGTCAAGGCCGGCGCTGGTTCTCCGGTGTCACCGGCTATCCAGCCAATCCGGGCCGCATGGGCATTGCCGAGACGGCGCGCGAAGACCTCATGTCCACGGCGCGCCAGAACATCAATCTCGGGGTGCGGGATGAAGCGGACCTAGCCGCGCGCATGCAGGAAGCGGCGCGCACTGATCCGACGCTGACGGTCGCCGAAGTGCTCGGCCAATCAGGCCAAGGCCGTTTGGCAGCGCTGGCGCGCGCGCCGGGCCAAACCGGGCAGCGGGCAGAAGATTACTTCGTGGCTCGCGCTCGCGATCAGGCCGACGAAGTGACGGGCGCTGTGCTTGGCCGTGCGCCGGCTTCTGGCGATGCGCTTGAGCAAGAATTGCAACAGGCATGGCGCACGCGGGGGCCGGAGCTTTATCAACCGGTTCTCAGTCAGCAACTGGGCAACGAATCTCTGGCGGCGGCGCAAGCGCTGCGTGACTCATCGTTGTTCCAGCATCGCGCCGTGCAGGCCGCGTGGGATCGCTCCGGCGCCATGATCGCGGATGATGTCGCGCTCGGCCGCATTCCCGCTGGCGCTGAGAACAGCCTCGCGCACCGGCTGCACTACACCAAGGTCGCGCTGGACGACATGATCGCGGACCCGACGCGGCTAGAGCCCGGCATCCGCAACATGAACAATGCGAGCATTCAGGCGGCGCGCGAACAGCTGCTTGGCCGCATCGAGCGCATCATTCCCGGCTACAACGCAGCGCGTCGGCAGATGGCAGATATTGGCGCCGCGCGCCGTGCGGTGGAGCAGGGCCGCCAAGCGTTCACGCGCCAGAGCTTTGCGACGCCTGAAGCGTTGCAGCGCCATGTTGCGGCGCTGCCGGAAGCTGAACGCCCGTTCTTCGTTGCTGGCGTGGAGGACGCGCTCTCCAACATGATCCGCGGCGCGGGCCGAGACGGCAGCCGCAACGTGGCGAGCACGCTGCTCAGTGACGCGACGCAAGCGCGGATGCGCGCCATCTATGGCCGCGAGGCTGAAGGCATGATTTCGCGGCTTCGGCAGATTAGCGAGAAGTTCACTTTCGGGCAGCGCGTGCGCCCATCGCAGGGCAGCATCACCAGCAACGTTATGATCCAGAACTTGGCTGGCGCGGGTATCGGCGCAGGCACAGGCGCAGCGAACGCTCAAGACGATCCGATCATGGGCGCCCTGACAGGCGGCGCTCTGGGCTTTGGCTTCTCGGCGGTTGGCCGGCAGATGATGCGCCGGGCGTTCCTTCAGCAGATCGAGCAGAGCGCCCAGCGTCAGCGTGATCTGCTGGGCCGCATCTACCTCACGCCCGCGGGCGCGTTCCAGCGCGAGAGCCGCGGCTTGCTTTCGCGGGCGCAACGTGAGGCCCAGCGCCGGGCGTATAGGACTCGACTCGAACGCACGCGCGGGGCTTACCTCTCCGGGTTGGGTGGCATGGGAGTCATCCCCTCGCAACAGGAGGAGAGATAATGGACGTGGACACGATGCGCGCCATCGCGGCGCCGCTCGGCATCGGGCTAGGTTTTGTCATCGGCTACTTCGTTCTCTTCAAGCCGAAGAAAAAGCCAGACGAACAATGAAACGGATTTTTGACCCCGCCCTAACCGGCGGGGTTTTTCTTTGGAGCAAACCCTAGATGGCCGCTGGCGTACAGAAAGCTTGGAGCACGACTGCTGCAAGCAATGCGAGTGCTGACGCCAACATCAATTTCGCCGAAGGCCAGACGCCAGCGAGCTTGAACAACAGCGCCCGCGCGGAAATGGCGGCAGTCAAAGCGTTCGCCAATCAGATCCTCGGCGCACTTACTAGCGGCGGTTCTGCGAACGCACAGACGCTCACGTCCGACGCGCCGGGGGCGATCTCAACGGCGTATGCCGCCGGCATGGGGTTTGTGTTTCGCGCTGGATATACGAACTCCGGCGCCTGTACGCTCAACGTGGATGGTGTCGGCGCCAAGTCGATCAAGAAGGGCGGCGCCCTTGCCGCGCTGGCGGCGAACGACATTGTCGCGGGCGGCATCTACTTCGTGGTGTACCAAGCGACTGGTGATTGCTTTGTGCTGCTCAATCCAGAGAGCGGACAGATCGCAGCCCAGCCCCTAGACGCCACGCTCACCGCGTTCGCTGCTCTCTCGTGGTCATCGGGAAAACCGCTCGTCCAGTTCACGGCGGCAGACACAGTTTCGCTCACTCTGACGCCGGAGGTGACGAGCATAAAGACCGGTGCGGGATCATCGTCCACGCCAGCCGTGGCAGTCGGCGCGACAGATCAGGGCGTTTACAGCACCGGTGCAACTCTTGTTTTTGCAACAGCAGCGACAGATCGCGCTTACCTTGCATCGACGGCGTTTATCACGACCGTTCCAATTAGATCGCAAGCCGGATCGGCCGCAGCGCCAGCGCTGGCTCCCAATTCTGGAGATGCCGACACCGGCGTCTATTGGATCGGTGCAGATAACATTGGCGTTTCTCTGAACGGTACAAAGTATGCGGACCTGTCCACGACACTCTTCGACTTTGTGGCGCCGGCCCGTGCGCGGCTTGCAACCAGTTCGGAGACAAGCGGAACGCTGACGGCGGCGTCAAGCAACAAGAAGGTCAACGCCAGCGGCAACATCACGATCGACGGCAACGTGCACGCTGC